CAGATGGTTGGGCTGAGGAAGGGGATGCGAACGAGCTCAGGAAGCCCGTACCGGACAATGCCGCGCGGGCCAGACATGCCCCCGCCGATGGGCGACACGAGCGAGGCGAGGCTGAGCCGGAGCGGATCGGCTCCGAAGACGAGCGCGATCAAGACGCTCAAGGGCAAGACGGCAAGCCCAAGGCCGAAGGCGATGAAGGGGACGCCGAAGGGCCATCAGAGCAAGACGCCGACGGCGCGGACTGGCAGGTCACGCTAGACGGAAAGCCGGTCGAAAAGCTCGAGGTCAATGTCGACGGGCAGACGCACGAGATCACCCTCCAGGAGGCGCTAAAAGGCTACGTCGACGGCGAGACCTATAACCGGCGGGTGGCCCAGGTCGGCCAGGCCGTCCAGGTGATCGACACCGAATATCAGCGCGCCACCCAGCTGCGCGACGCCTATATCCAGCAGCTCGCCGCCCACGAAGAGGAATATCTGGCGCTTCTGCCGAAGGAGCCCAATTGGGATCAGTTTTACGCCCAGGACCCGAAGGCGGCCTACGAGGTCCACAAGAACTATCAGGCCGCCCAAAACGTCCTCAATGGCATCCGCGGCCGCCGGGCCGAGCAGATGCAGATGGCCCAGGCCGAGCAGGCGCGCCGGATCCAAGAATACGCCAACAATGGTTGGGAAGAGTTCAAACGAAATGCCAAATTCGCAGATCAAGTCCAGCTGAACAACGAACTCTCGGCGATGCGCCGCGCAGGCCAGGAATACGGCTTCGCCGAGCAGGAGTTGTCCACGGTCTACGATCCGCGGATGCTGGCCGTGCTGCACGACGCCAGCAAATACCGACGCATGACGGCTAACAAACCTAGACCGGTCATGCCCGACAAAGGACGCACATTAGCTCCGGGAAGCGCAAGACCCATCGGCTCAGCGACCCGCAGAAGCATTGATGACGCCCATCGCCAATTGGCGAAATCAGGACGGCTCTCTGACGCCGCCGTCCTTTTCCAAAGGCTCATCCGATGATTTTGCGAGGAACCCATGCCCAAAGTCACCAACGCATTCACCACCTATCAGGCGACGGCTAACCGCGAAGACCTGTCGAACGCCATCTACAACATCGACCCGTTCGACACCCCGGTGATGTCGGCGATCAGAAGGAGAAACGTCAAGAACCGGATCTTCGACTGGCAGACTGAGTTCTTGCCGATCGTCAATCCCAACAACGCCCAGATCGAAGGCTTCCAGCTCGCCAACGCGCCGGCGCAACCGACCATCCGCCAGAACAACGTCACGCAGATTTCCGAGCGCGACGCCACCGTGTCTGGCACCCAGGAAGAGAGCGACGCCGCGGGCAAGGGGTCGGAAATGGCGCACCAGATGGCGCTCGCCGCCAAGGTGCTCAAGTCCGACATGGAAACCATCCTGTGCAGCCGGCAGCAGCGCAACGACGGCAACGACACCGGCCCGACGGCCCGCACCACCGAGGCCTTCGCGCACTGGCTCGGGCGGGCGAGGGACAAGGGCGGCAACCCCGCCGCGGCGGTCGCAGGTTATACCGCCACCGGCCTGCCGACCTTGGCCACCGACGCCTTCGCCGCGGTCGCCGCCGGCAACCAGATCCAGGTGACCGAGCAGATGCTCGGCGACGCGATGCAGAAGGCCTACACCAACGGCGCGTCGCCTTCGCTTTGGATCGTGCCGCCCGGCCCCAAGCGCACCATCTCGACCTTTGTCGGCCGTTCGACCACCCAAGTGCTGGTCGGCAAGACCGAGGTCGTTTCCACGATCGACGTCATCGCCACCGACTTCGGCCGGGTGAAAGTCGCCCCGTCGCGCTGGGTGGCGACCGACGTCGGGCTGCTGATCGATCCGGACTATGCGGCGGTCGCCTTCTTCCGCGCCTTCCGCCAGTACCTGATGGCCCGCACCGGCGACGCCGAGACGCGCATGATCGTGGTCGAGTGGGGCATGGAGATGCGCAACTCGCTGGCGCATATCCTGTTCAACGGCATCAAGCAGTAGCTGAGATGGCTGCGACGCCAATTTGGGTTGCTGCCTATGGCGGCCCGCCTTCCGGCGGCGCCGCCTCGGTCTGGATCGCTTCGCATGGGGGGCCGCCAGCCGGCCCCTCCATCGGCGCTACCGAGGTTTGGATCGTCGGCTATGGCGGGTCGCCCCCGGTCGGGCCCACCTTGGCCTGGATTGCTTCGTATGGCGCAGCGCCGCCTCAAGGGGCGACCCCGGTCTGGATCGCTGGCGTAGGGGGTTCCCCGCAATGACCGAGCGGCGACTGGTCTATTGCAACGCCGACGGCGTCCGGCGCACGCTCATCACCGACGACGAACGGCCCGAGACGATCGTGCACACCCAGCAAGACATCGAGCCGGTGCTCGACAGCATCGAACGCGATCGGGCGATCATGGCGCACGACGGCGTCAACAAGCTCATCGCCCGCATTCCCGTGTCGATCTTCGAGCGCTCCGTCCATGAGGAATGGGACGAGATCGACTGGAAGCGCTGGCTCAACTCTGACGAGGCGCGGCCCTTCCGCATCTGGCGGGGAAGGGTCTGATGCAGCCTGACCTGATCATCACGCTCGCCTTCGCCGCCGGCGCGGCGATCATGATGGTCTTGATGGGGACGGAGGTGATCCACAACCAGCAGGTGGTCGACAAGCTGTTGGTGACCATTCCGGCGGTCAGCGCCTTGATCGCCGGCTACTGGTTCAACAAGAACCGCAACGGCGGCCACAAATGAGCGATTTCACCGACTTCTTAGGCCAGATCGCCGACTGGGCCAACCGGCAGGACTGGTCGCCATCGCTGGTGACTTCGTTCGTGCGCATGGGGGAGCAAAAATTTAACGCCGACCTGCGCGTCGACCGGATGATGAAAAATGCCGACAACATCGTCACCGTCCGGTGCTCGACCCTGCCCGACGATTGGCTCGAGATGGACCTGGTCAGGATCGAAAATGAGAACGGCGCCGACGGCTTTCTGCCGATCCGCTACAAGGCCAATGACGAGTTTTTCAATCTCACCGACAATTGGGCCTACGGTTATTATACAATCGTCGGCCGATTTATTTACTTCGGCGGCGCGCCGGACGCGACCGAGGGGATCCCCTACAAGATCGTCTATTACGGCGAGGTGCCGGTATTCGCCGACGCCAATCCGTCCTGGATCTACACCAAATATCCGAGCCTCTATCTGAAGGCGGCGCTGATGCACGCCGATCTGTACGCGGTCGGCGAAGAGGACAAGGCGCTGATGCTGGGGGCGCAGGTCGACGCCCAGATCGCCAAGCTCAACGCCGAGCATCACCTGTCGAAGGCGAGCGGCTCGCGGGTGACGCGCTCCCGGATCCGGAGTTTTGGATGACCGACCAGTGGGTCCCCGGGCCTCCCCCGCCGCCGCCGCAATGGACCGACCCCCTGCCGCCCGCCAACAGCTGGGATCCGGCTGCAGGTTGCGAACCTGGCGGCGGACCGTCGATCGTCGAGGGCATCGTTGTTTCCGGGGTGCCGGCGACAGTCGTGGCGCCCTATGCCTGGGGGATCACGCTCAACGATGGCGGCGCGCCGCCGAATTTCACCATCGACCATTACGATGGCACGAACACGCTGATCGACCATCCGCTTGAATTTTCCGGGATCGATGGCAGCGCCACGTTCCTTCATCCGGTTTATCTCAGCGAAAATCCGGTTCAGCCGATGGAGGCGGCGACCAAGGCCTATGTCGACGCCATGCCGCCCGGCGAAGCGCCGATGGATAATCAAACCTATGGGCGAGACAACGGCGCCTGGGTTGCGCTGCCGCAGATCATCCCCGAGGCGCCGAACACCAGCCAGATCTTTGGCCGGTTCAACAGCGTCTGGGCATCGGTGCCGATCCAGGCCGACGCGCCGAGCGACGGCGGAACCTATGGGCGTCAGAACGGCGCCTGGAACCCGGCGCTGGCGCTGACCGGCGGCACCATCACCGGCAGCCTGACGGTCAATCAGGTCCTCACCGTGCAGGGCTCCAATTCGTTGGTGCTCAACGCGCCTGTGACCGGCGGCAATCAGCGGGCCATTTTGTCGATGTCCGCCAATGTGGCGCGCTGGCAACTGGTGCTGGGCGACGGAACGGCCGAGGGCTTGAACAATGTCGGGTCGAATTTCGCCCTGGCGGCTTACGGCAATACTGGGGCGTTGCTCGGCAGCTGGCTGACCATCACGCGCGCGACCGGCTCAACGGCGCTCAACGGCCCCGTCACGATGAACAACGGCGCATCGGTCAATGGCCTGTTCGCGCTCAATAGCGTCGGCAATTTCTATCTTCCCGGCGGCGCGCCGGGCCAGATGCTGGCGACCGATGGCGCCGGCATTCTGTCTTGGCAGACCCCGCCGGGAGCGGCCGGCGGGGTTCCCGAAGCGCCGCAAGACGGCACGGCTTACGCTCGCAAGAGCGCCGCCTGGGCGCATCTCACCCACACCGACATCACTGACTGGACGGCGACGCTCGCGCCCTATGCGCTGACTGCCAGCGTTCCGGCCGGCTCCTCGACGCTGCCGCTGATGGACGGGGCGGCGGCGATCGGGACGGGCACGACATGGGCGCGGGCCGATCACGTCCACCCGGTGGATACCAGCCGTTATGCGGCGAGCAATCCGAGCGGCTATCAGACTGCGGCGCAGGTGACGGCGGTGGTTCCAGTCGCCTCGACCACCGCGCCATTGATGAACGGAGCGGCGGCGCCGGGCTCGTCCGCCGCCTGGTCGAGAGGCGATCACGTCCACCCGACCGATACGTCGCGCTATGCGGCGAGCAACCCCTCGGGCTATCAGACCGCGGCGCAGGTGACGACGTCGCTCAACGCTTACCTTCCGTTGATCGGGGGATCGTTGACAGGGGCGCTTGGCGGAACGACGGCGAGTTTTTCCGGCGCTCTCTCGGCGACAAGCGGAACGTTCAATGGCGCTGTCAGCAATACCGGTGAAACCATCGCGGCGGCGACGCCGACCCTTGTCCTCAACAAGGCGGCGAGCGGCGGTCAGAGCGTTATCAGTGGCCAGACGGCGGGCTCGGTTCGCTGGCAGATGGCGCTCGGCAACACGACGGCGGAAGGCGCAGGCAACGCAGGGTCGGATTTGGCCCTTACCGGGTTTTCCAACACGGGCGCTTTGCTCGGGACTTATTTGACCATTAACCGCTCGAATGGACAGGCGGCATTCAATGGTGCAGGAATCACCCAAAACGCCTCGGCGGGCGTGGTTCCAGGCTATTATTTGGCTAAAGCCGGAGTAACGCAGGCGCAAGTCTACTGCGCCGCTGCAACTACCGATTTTTACATGCAAAACATTGCCGTCGGCACCTATTTGCAGCTCGATGCAGCGGGAGACTTTTCTTATACCGGCGGGACCGGCGTCGCCTACAAGACGGGCGGAGGCTCATGGACCGCGCCATCGGACGCCCGGATCAAGACGGTTATCGGCGACTATGGCGGAGGGCTTGCCGAGGTGCTGCGGCTCGAGCCGATCGTTTATGTCTACAACGGCAACGACGCCCCGCCGGACGGACCCAGCCCCCATGCCCAAGTCGCGGCGAGCGGCAAGCCGTTTGTCGGACTGGTCGCCCAAGAGGTCGAGACGATTCTGCCGTCAATGGTGACGCAAGGCCCAGGATACGTCGACGGCCGGCTGGTTGACGACTTGCGTTCGCTCGACCCGGGCGAGCTGGTCTATGCGCTGATCAACGCGATGAAAGAACTCAAGGCCGAGATCGACGCCTTGAAGGGCCCCGCCGTGGCCCCGCGAAAGACGGAGCGTCGCCATGGCTGACACCCTCACGCCAAATTACAACTGGGTTAAGCCTGAGGTCGGCGCGTCCCCGACCACCTGGGGCAGCAAGGTCAACGCAGACCTCGACCTGATCGACGCCCAGGTCCACTCGAACCAGATGGCGGGATCGGACGTCGGCGACGTCAAGATGTTCGCCGGCGCGACGCCGCCGGCAAACTGGCTGATTTGCGATGGGTCGGCGCTTTCGACGGCCACCTATGCGGCGCTGTTCAACGTCATTGGCTATGCCTTCGGCGGCGGCGGCGGCAGCTTCAATTTGCCCAATGCGGGCGGTTGTTTCCCGATCGGCGCTGGCGCCCGCGCGGGCGCCAGCTATTCCGTGGGCCAGTATGGCGGCGAGGCGTACCATGTGCTCACCGCGACCGAGATGCCGGCGCACGCCCATGCGATCACCGACGTCGCGCACAATCACGGGATCAATCAAACGGCGCACTTCCACGCCGTCAATGATCCGACGCATACTCACCCCGTCAGCGATCCGACGCACGTCCACGGTCTTCCAGCTAACGCCGCCTTTGGGATCGGTCCCGGCAGCCCGAGTCCACTGATCGCTGGATCCGGGACTAACACTGCCCCCGCTGCGACAGGCATCAGCATCAGCGCTGCGGCTACCGGCCTCACCGTCCTGCCGAATAACGCTACTCTCTCGCTCAACGCTTCCGGCACCGGCCTTTCCGCCACTCAGAACGTCGGTGGCGACGCGGCGCACAACAACATCCCGCCTTTTGCCTGCTTCAACTTCATCATCCGGTACCAGTGACGTGTCGACCGCCTTCAAACCGCTCGAGATCCCGCCTGGCGTCGTCGCCAAGCCGACCAAGCAGATGCGCTCGAGCAACTGGAGCGAGGTCAATCTCGTGCGCTGGCGCGAGGGGCAGCTGGCCCCGGTCGGCGGACAGGCGCAGTACAATTATAGTTTCGCCAGCCGCTGCAAGCTGATCCATGGCTGGTACGGGCTCGATAGCGTCTACCACATCGCCTATCTGTGCGAGAGCAACCTCTATGTCGACACCGGCGGCGTGCTGACCGAGATCACCCCGGCCGGCGGCCTGACGCCGCCCGCGCCCTATGGAATCGGCGGCTACAGCGACGGCAATTACAACGACGGGACCTATGGCACGCCGCGCGACATCCCGACCGTCATCGCGATGGACAAGGTGCCGGACGCCTGGAGCCTCGACAATTTCGGCGCGATCCTCCTGGCGATGACCTCGCCCGACGGGCGCCTGCTGCACTGGGATCCGGCGGCCGGCGGCCTGGCGACGGTGGTGGCGGGCGCGCCGCACGGCCGCTGCTTCGCGGTGACCCAGGAGCGCTTCGTCCAGATTTTCGCCTGCACCCAGGACGGCACCACCGACGGCGGCTCATTCCGGCGGTTCGCCTGGTGCGACCAGGAGAACTTCGCCAGCTGGAACTTCTCCGACGTCACCAGCCAGGCAGGCTTCCTCGACATCGAGCCATCGAGTCCGATCATCGCCTGCGAGCCGACCCGCACCGGCACCCTCTTCTGGACCGGCAAGAAAGCCTATCTCTCGCGCTTCCTCGGCATCCCGTTCGTGTACAATTACGTCGAGCTGGCCGACGCCTGCACCCCCTGGTCGCCGGCGAGCGCGGTGGCCACCTCGTCGACGGCGCTGTGGATGAGCGAGCAGGGCATGTTCAGCTTCGACGGCACCTCGATCTTGCCGGTCGCCTGTCTGGTCCGCCCGTGGGTCGACGACGACATCGATCTTCTGCAAGTGCGCGAGCAGGCGTGCGCGGTGCATGTCGGCGACTTCAACGAGTTCTGGTGGTTCTTCCCGCAGAACGGCAAGACGACCAACACCCGGGCGATCATCTATAATTACAAGGAAGGCTGGTGGTCACAGGCGAGGATGTCGCGTTCGGCCGGCGTCACTTCGGCCTATAACGCCCACACCATCATGGCCGACGGCACAGTCGCCTTCGAGCACGAGGCGAGCGTCGTCTATGGCAACGCCGACCTGCCGTGGGCCGAGACCTATGATCTCAACATCGCCTCGGGCGGCAGGCTGACCACGGTCAAGCAGATGATGCCCGACGTTGGTGGAAACACGCAAAGCCTGCGCTACTCATTGTTCTACCGCAATAGCCGCAGCCTCGGGACGCCGGAACTGCAGACCGCGCCGCGGCCGGTGCGGACCGACGGCTTTGTCGACTTCCGCACCACCGGCCGCGACATCCGTCTCAGGATCCAGGTGGACCCGAGCTCTGGCGGGGTACTGCCGGTGACCGTCGGCCAGCACCTGATCGACGCCGTGCCGCGAGGAGACCGTTGATGGCCGCGCAAATCGCCACTTCCGCCACGCCGCAGCCGCCGCCCGACCTGCCCAGCATGCCGGACGTCAGCGCCACGCTCAGCGATTATCTGCGGCGCTTCTCGCTGTGGTGCCGGCACGGTTTTCAGGACAAGCTGTCGGCGACGCAGGCGCTGCCCGGGATCATGATGCAGGCCTATGACGCGCCGGCCGGCACGCCGCCGACTGTTTGGCTGCTCAGGGTCAATCAGCAAGGCAGTTTTGTCGCTGTTCCGGTGCCGCTCGGAGGCGGCAAGCCATGACCGCCGCGATCTATCATCGCAAAATGGCCCGCGCGCTCGATCGCATGGGCGGCCTCTACACGCTGCAGGATCTCCTCGTCGCGATCGCCGAAAACCGCATGCAGGGCTTCGCCGTCAACAACTCCTGGGCGATCACCCAGGTGCAGGATTTCCCCCGGGCGCGCAAGCTGCAGATCGTGGCGATGGTCGGCGATCTTGCCGACGTCGACGAACTGCAGGCCAAGGTTTTGACTTACGCCCGCGACGTCAACGCCGGGCTGGTTTCCGCCTATGGGCGGCTCGGCTGGATCCCGCATGCGCGTGAGCTGGGGTGGCGGCTGAAGGCGAAGAACTACCTCTATCACAAGGATATGTGAGATGAGCGGCAGCGACACCCAGCAGGCGACGCAAAGCCAGAGCGTCACTCAGTTGCCGCCGTGGATCAATCAGGCGGCCCAGCAGAACTACGCCTTCGCCCAGAACGTCGCCAATCGGCCGATGCAGCAATACCAGGGGCAGATGGTGGCCGACGTCGGGCCGCAGACCCAGCAGGGCTGGAACCTCGCCGCGCAAGGCGGCGGCGCCGGCCAGGATCAATACAATGCTTCGCAGGCCGGCTACCTCGGGGTGATGGGGCAGCAGCCGCAGCAGGTGACGCCGCAGCAGCTGTCGTCGACCGATCTGCAGCCGTACATGAACCCGTACACCCAGAGCGTCATCAACACGACGCTGCCGATCATGCAGCAGAACCTGGCGTTGTCGCAGAACCAGCAGCAGAACGCCGCCAATTCGGCCAACGCCTTCGGCGGCTCGAGGCAGGCGATCCAGCAGGGCGTCACTCAGGCCCAGGGCGCGCTGGGCATGGGCCAGATGGCCGCGCAGCTGAATCAGGCCAATTTCGGCCAGGCGCAGGCCGCCGCGACCGGCGACATCTCCCGCAATCTGTCAGCCCAGCAGCTCAACCAGGCGGCGCAGCAAAACCAGGCCGGCCTCAATGTACAGGCCGCGCAAGGCTTGGGCGCGCTCGGCAACCAGGCGCAGCTCTCTCAGGCGCGCAACTTCGCCGAGCTGCAGACGGCGGGGGCGCAGCAGCAGCAGCAGGCGCAGGCCCAGATCAATGCGCAAATGGGCAAGTTCCAGCAGGCCTGGGGCTATCCCGGCACCCAGCTCGGGGTGCTGCAGAGCGCGCTCGGCATGACGCCTTACGGCCAGGCGCAGCAGGGGCAATCCACGACGCAGAACACGTTCACGCCCGACTACGCAGCGGCGGCCCTTACCGGCCTGCAGACGGTGGGCTCCCTGTTCGGCGGCGGCGGCATGTTCGGGGCCGGCGGCGCGT